GAATGCTTTACCTTCTAGCGGTGCCACCATTGTAGATTTCAGTAATGCAGTTTGGAATTTACCTACGTTCAGTTCGTCCGACAACGGTATAGTAATCACTCAAGGTAGATTCTATGCAAATAACGCAAGCTTCACCATTTCATCTTACACAAATAATACTACTCCATTTGTTGTACTCCAAGCGGCAGGTAGTTTGGTCGCGACATATATCGGAATAAATAGTTCGTATAATATGTCTGTCAATATTCCTGTTTTCATTAATAATAGTACTGGAGGTACAAATACAATTAATTTGATTGGCGCAAAATTAGCATCAAGTTATTTAACATTCCCAACATATTTAGGTTCAACGAATGTTCCCACAGGAACAGCATTTATTGATCAGGATATTACTTATTTCAGTAACGCGGGAGGTGCAATAACATTCCTAGCCAATCAAAGTGACGCCAATTATATTGTAACAATTACTCCTGTCGGTACTGTTCCTGCAACTGTACCGTTGATCAGTCTTAAAGCTAACACAGGATTTACAGTTGGTCCGACAGCAGCTGGTGTAACTTATGATCTTCATATTACTCGCTTTGTTTCTAAAATAGTATAAATAAATAATTTAAAAATTAAATAAAAGTTATTAAGTAAAAATTCAATAACTTAAATACATAACAAATTTACCAATATATTGAAATATAAATATGTCATCAATTATTCATAAAGTTATTATTATTGGTGGTGGTTGTGCTGGACTAACCGCTGGTCTTTACGCGGGTCGGGCTGAATTGGAACCATTAGTTTTCACCGGTTCTTTTGAAAATAAAGGAGGACTTTTAGTTAAAACCAGCGTTGTTGAAAATTTTCCTGGATTCCGTGATGGAATTTTGGGATATGATTTAATGTCAGGATTAGAACAACAGGCAATTAATTGTGGTGCTAAAATAATAGATCAAGAAATTGTTAATATTGACTTTAATACCAACCCATTTGTTTTGACCGATTCGGAGGGTGTAGAACATAAAACACAAACAGTTATTATCGCAACTGGATCTAAACCTAACAAATTAGGTCTGGTTAATGAAGATAATTTATGGAGCAAAGGTATATCATCTTGTGCAGTATGTGATGGTGCATTATATCGTAATAAAAAAATTGTTGTGGCTGGTGGTGGTGATAGTGCTATGGAAGAAGCATTATTTTTGACTAAATTTAGTAATGTTACTTTAATACACCGTAGAAATGAATTTAGAGCATCAAAAGTCATGATAGACCGAGTATTAGCAAATAATAAAATTAATATTATATACGATAGTGTCATTACACAACTCATCGGAAGTAATAAACTTGAATCAATAATATGCCAAAATATTAAAACGAACGAAACATTTAATTTACCTGTCGACGGACTCTTTTATGGATTAGGACTAAAACCCAACACAAATTTATTCAAAAATGTTATAAACCTTGATAGTGATGGCTATATAATTAAAAACGATGAAACAATGACTAATATTCCAGGTATTTTTGTAGCTGGTGATGCTAGTGATAAAGTCTATCGGCAAGCAGTTGTTGCAGCTGCAGACGGTTGTAAAGCTGCATTAGACGTTTGTAAATATTTGTCTGAGTTATAAAAATAAATAAAATTAAATATCATTGATCGACCTCTCAAAAATTTTTTTATCAAATTTATTTCCATTCTGTGATCTAATTGTACGGAAAGTAACGAAGTTGAATAATAATGGATTACTCTTATAAATTTCATTAAGTGCATGTCGTTCACTTCGAGTAATACATCCATAATATTGGAGTTGACGTGTTGAAGTAATTAAATTAATGCACGGTACTGGATAATCTGAACCGAATAGTAATCTATTATGCAAATCTGTTCTATCGAGTAGTCTAATTGTATAAGAAATACGTTTAAAGCAAAGTAATGCAGAAATATCTGCGTACAAAAATCCTTTATATTTTTCTTCATCACACAGTCTAAGAAACAAATCAAAGTTATCGACATGTCGACCATATGTTTCACTATTTTCATCTGTATCAATATTAGAATTTTCGCTGGCGGCATGTGCCGCAACAATTTTGACTCCTAGATCTAATGGGTAACGCAGTTTGAGAGGGTTCCCGAGAGATTGGTTTAAATATCCAGCATCAACTGAATGTTCATGTCCAACATGAACGAGAATTTTCATATCTAACTCTTTAACTTTTTCATAGAATGGTTTATAAATTTTGTTCGATGCATCAATATTCATCGAATTGGGTAACCATTTTATATATTTAATGTTCTTTTTGTGGGCATCATCAAGTAGTTCTAATGCTTTCGGATTCGCTGGATGGATTGATGTAACGGGAATAAATTCATTATAGTTTGAATCACAAATACTTTTAACATATTCATTAGAACAATACATGCCTGTCTTTTCTTTGCATAATGTACCGTCTTCTTCATAATAATGGTCCATAGGTAAGAGCATCATTTTATACGGAACAACAGTCTGAATATTTTGAATTAATTTAACTAAACGATCAACATATTCTTTATTTGATTCATCATAATTTGATGAATTTGATGAATTAGATACACCTGCGGCACTTTTAAAAACTCTCATATGAGTTTGTCGAAAAAGTCGCCAAGAATGAAAAAATACATCATTGATAGCACACATCGGATGGTCCATTGTATTAATTCCGCACAAGTGTGCATGTGAATCAATAATACATTTGATATCTTGAATTGCCTCATTAATTAATTCCTGTGCAGATTGACTCAGTTCGTTAACGGGTTTTATTTCATCAAAATTGCCACCAACGAATTTAATAAGTCCAACCATATTATTTATTATTTATTGTTACTTATTATTTATAAATACAAATATATGTCGCTTGTGAAAATTAAAAATGTATGCATATATCATGAATTATATTATTCAATTTTTAAAAAACATGATTCAATTAATTTATTTAAAAATTGAAAATACAATCAGTATAAATACCAATAACATATTTTACAGAATACCAAATAAATAAAAAGGCAAATAATGCAAACTAGATATACTTTATTAGAAGAAACAGATCCATTAATTGGCCATAAAAACCACATTCGCGATGAGGTTACAACATGGGAAAAAAAATTTATCTCAAGAATTGAGAGATGTGATTTGTTTTTGCTAAGTCTTGAGGGAACAACTAAAAAAGCTCTGAAAATTAATGTTCAAAAAATCAATGAACTAAAAGAGAAAATGAGTGATGTCACAATAAATATCAGAAAATGTCCAAAACCAAATAATCAAGAAGAATCTGATCTTATTGAACAAACAATGAATTTATATAAATCTAAATATATAATTGAACGGATGAATGCAATCATGAGAATTTATGGTGATCAATTTAAACCAACCAGACAAAATATTGTTGATGATGATCAATATCAACAATATCAACAATATCAAAGCAATTCAGTTATCATACAAATAGATCCAGAAATAGATACAGAAATAGATCTAAATGAACAATTAATCGAAGAAAGAGAAGATGAAATAAAAGATATCGCACATTCTGTTACAATTATTGCCGAAATGTTTAGAGATATTAAACTAATGATTGAAGATCAAGGGAAAGACTTGGACATAATTGAAGCCAATATAGAAAGTACAGTAAATCATACAGAAAAAGCAAAAGAAGAAATTAAAGTCGCAAACAAATATCAAAATTTAGTAAGAAATAAAATGTGTTGGTTATTACTATTCATAATTATTATATTGGTAATTGTTGTAATTATTGCTATTGTTAAAACAAATAAATAAACAAATAAACAAATAAATACTAACAATCACAATTACAGTCACAACCCCCACAATCACATGAACCACAATCACATGAACCACAATCACATGAACCACAATCACAGTTATGATCATGACATCCATGGCATCCGTCACAACAATTGATATCCTGGTTAGATGAATTGGACCAATTACATATAACAAGCCACCATAACCAATCATTACTCGGTGAAGTACAACAATCATTTGGACATGATCTGTTGTGAACATGATTTGTTGATTTGTCTGTAAGTGGTTGTTGATCTTGTTTTTGATGGTCATTATCATTATCATGCGATTCCCTAACCATTTCATTTTTGTCCAAATTATCAGAATTTATTGTTGTAAGATCTATTTCTTCTGGTAATCCATTATTTTCGTCGTATTTTGACATATTTTTTTTATATTTTATATTTTATATTTAATAAAATGTGATGTATTAATTGGACGAAATATATTTAGAATTACACAATCAATGCGCTTTTCATTTTTTTCTAAAATAAATTAAAAAATATTATATCGAAAAGTATATTAAATATTCAAATAAAAAATTAATCGACTTTATCAGTTGTCGATATCTTTGGACTTCCTTCAGGTGCTTTGGAATCCTCTTTGTGAGGAGCAACACCAGTTAGAGTAAAAATGATATTTTGGAGTCCTTCCCAAAAATGAATATATTCCAGGACTGGATTCCACCATTTTCCGATAATACAATAGTAAGTATCGTGTTCTCCTTTATGATGGGCATGATGGTCTTCACGCGTTTGAAAAAGTCCACTATGTTCAATGAATCTTTCGAAAGATGTTAGTTCATGATCCAATTTGTGGTTAATGGCGTGAATATAATTAACAGGAGTCAAAAAAGCAACCATTGTGATAGTTACAGTGTTCAAAATACCCAAGTAATAACAAGCAGTCGTAACCGGGATTGTGATGAAAAGAACTGTCGTGCTCATATTTTGAAGTGTTGTGTATTTCAACATCTCTCGAGGTTTCCAATGGTGTTGTCTGTTAGGTTCGATAATTAACTTTCCAATCAAAAAAGTATCTTTGGAAAAGTAACGGTCCTCGACAAAATGACCGACTCCTGAAAAAAAGTCAGCTAACATGAATCCAATAAACATGTAGAATAGTTGTTGAATCACGAAGGCAAAAATGGAAACAGGCTCTAAATCCATTGTTTTATTTTATTTAATTTTTTTTAGATGATTGAAAAATATATGTTTTCAATTGGTGATTATATATAAAACATTGTAAGATTATCATATAAATAAATTATCAATTTTTTAGTTTTTTTTTAGTTTTTTTTAATAATCCCAATTGTACTTATCATGATATCCACAAGGACATGTCTTTTCAATATAACCACCTCCACCACCAGTAATTGTACCATATGTTGTAACATCATCAGTTTTCAAAGTCAATTTATGACAACTGGGACAATATTTGGGATCAGATGTTTTGACAACGATGAGACAATCATCGCATTTGAACATACCATTAGTAATTTTACCATCTGCTGAACTTTTGTTACAACTTTGGCATTCGAAAAGAATCTTTTTGAATCCGCAAGAAGAACATAAATTATCTTTGAATAATTTAACGTAACACTTGGGACAAGAACTGTATTTATATTGACATGTACTACACAAAAAATATCCTTTAATATAAAGTCCTTCGTTAGGTTTGGTTCTACAGGATGAACATTCAAGGTTTTGTTTAACTAAATCAGTCATTGTGTTTAATTAAATTAAATTAAATAAGGTTTATTTTGAGATAATATTTTAATTTATCAATGGATATTATTTTTATTTTTAATTTCAATTTTTTTCTGAAAATATATTCAAAATAGACTACAATGGTTTTTTTTAATAAATTAAAATAAGTCATTATATTATGATTGTATAATCATAATTACTGATCATCATCAGCGTCATCGTCATTTTTAGTCAAAAATATTTCATGTTTACCTACTTTATTCGTTTCATCAATAGGTGTAGTTTTCAATACATGTGTTCTTTTCAAAACAAATGTTGACATAAAATCGATCATATCCCACAGTATTAATACAAAATATTTATCTACACTGTCATCAAACAAAAAGGATAGTCTTCCATAATAATGTAGAACACCATTTTTTTCTTCGAATGTTACAGTTTCCAAAAGAAGATCTTCATTCGATTCTAATTTTTTTTGATCATTTGTTGTTTCCAATAAATCGAACAAATCGGTGTAAGTTGTATTAATTAGATCAAGATATTTATCATACTCTTCACCTTTCTCGTGTAATTTGTCTTGCTCTTTTAACAATTGTTGCAATTGTTCCTTGACTTTTTCTTGTCTTGTAGTTTTATTGTCAAGTCTATCTTTTAAATCAGATAATTTAGTCTCCAATCTTACACGTTTTTGGTCTAATCTATCGACATCACCATCTAGTTTTCTTTTTTTATCAGATAGTTTATCTTTTTCAGCTTCAACTTCTTTTAAACGTATGCACAGTGGACTCAAATTCTCGAAATTTTGTTTATTTCTTTCCATTCTTTCTTGTAAAGCAGTAGATGGTGCGTTTCCCATAATTATATGATTATATGATTATATTATGATTGTTATGAATTTGTTGATTTTATATTGTTTGTTATTAAATATATTGATCTAAAAATATATGATTCAATTTTTTTTATAATATTTTTTTATAAATTAAAATCTGACATATAACTGGTTTGTGTTCGTGTCATCAGTTAATGGAACAACAGTTAGATACGTCTGAACAAAGGTTGATGCACTCATATTTAATTTTGATAGAGTTGCTGCAAAACCAAGTGCGTATTGTTCCCATTGATTATATTTACCTTGTGCAATACTTGTGGAACTCTGAATAATACTTTGCGCCATAGTATTTGCCCTTTGGAGATCAATCAAAGCTTGTTCATTGGCATTAACCAAAACAGTTTGGGCATTTGTAACAAGTACAGGACGTTGACTGAGAAGTAATTCTATTTGTTGTTGTGCGACTTGTTTATCAGTAACTGCTTCAGCATAGGTTGCATTATAACGATAATTACGAAGTTCAGCAAATTGTGTGTCAACTTCGATTCCGATTTGTAAAAGTTTTTGTTTGAAAGCAGATAACATTTCCATTGAAATATTTTGTCTGTTCTGTAAAAATCCTGTTTCAATTTGATAGAAGGAACACACATTAATAAATGTACTGGCTGCAACAGTTTTAACAAAGGTATCCAACTTATCATCATACAACATTAGAATATCAACTAAACCACCACGTATTACTTTATATTGACTGACAACATCAATAACAACAATCATACCGTCTTGTGACATGCAATATAGTTCTACACCGGAGCCAGTAAGTGTATAATCAATTGATTGGTATGTATTATTAAACGCAATAATTGTCTTAGTTGGTCCGACAAGATATCTTCCCTGGTCATATGTGTTACCAAATTGTTTCCATACCGTGTCCCATTCAACACCATATTCAGTGGGTTCAACAACTTTAACTGATAGTACAATGAGGGTGATAGACATAACAAGTACTAAAAAACTAAAAACACTACAAGACGCCCAAAAGCATACTCTGTTATTCATTATTATTTCTTTATTATATCGAAAGTATATGATAAATTGATTTTATTTATCGATACATACAGTTTGTTTAGTTATCAACTTTTTTTAATAGCCAATTTTATAAACAAACAAAAATAAAATTCAGAATCAAAATCAAAATACTCATTTGGGATTATTTTGATTTGAACTAATGAAAAAACTAAAATCACCGACAACAAATTGTGGTTTATTTCTTAAATATGCCATAGTTTCAACAATTAATTTAATGTCGTTTGAATCTGTGACTGGAATTTGTGTCAAGAAGTATTGTAATCCAGCACCTTCTGCTTCCTGAATAAGATTGTAACCGGTTGCATTTGCTGTAACTAATACATTTTGAACTTGAGCAGCAGTTGTTTGTTGGATATATGTAGCATTATTCAAATAAAGATTAATCATGTAGTTGGTTTCTTGTTGAATAATTGTTTGTTCTTGTTCATATTGTGCAGTAATACTCTGTTGAGCTTGTACTGCTGTTTGAAGATATTTTGAAAGAACTCTGTCAGGGAATTGCATACTTAACATCAAAAACATTCCCTCATCAAGAATAATATTATTTTCTGCCAAAGTTACGCGAATAATATCTTCCAATTGGTCTTGAACATAAAAGCGATTATTCAAATACTCATCAACTGTAAACATTGGGGCATTATTTTTAATATCACCGATAACTAGTTTTGTTACTTGATCATTATATCCGGTTGTACCAAAACTTTTGAAAACAGCATGCAATGAATCTGCCGTGCCATTAAGTCTGTAATAAAATGTTGCATTCAAGAAAAATTCTAACCCAGACGAAGGAATAATTGACAAATTAATTAGTCTTACTTCTATCAAAGTTCGAGGGAAAGTAAATGATGTATATCCTGCACCCCAAAACCATTTTCCATATACGAATACATTATCCCAATAAATAGTTTGGCTCGGAATATATCTCTTGAATGCATATTCATTATATTCAACACCACGAAAACTAAGTGGCATGAGTATAACAAATAACAATAAGCCTATGACACTCAATGTATAAAATGTGTAACGGAATGATTTTTTATTCCACAATTCTTTCATTTTTTTTTTAAAACTACTCGGGCTATTATCATGATAATAGTCATCATTGTGTCCTCGATTGTTAGATAATGCTAATCTTTCTGGATCCATTGGGTCTGTTATTAATCGATAATGAAGTTTAAATATAGATTTTTTAATAAAGATATTATGACAGTATATTTATCAATTTTTTTAATTTTTTTTTAATATTCAAGAGAAAATTGAATATAAATATTGTTTAATTTACAATAAAATAAACATATAAATAAACATATAAATAATATTAAATAATAAATGTCTATTTCATTGCGTGGTAAAATGCTCATAGGAGCATCCACGGTATTTAAAAAAGTGACAAGTAGTGTAAATCCATCAAATAAACGATTGGATGTAATTAACAACATTATGAATATAATTCCTGGACCATTTTTACTAAATAGAGTAGTTGAACCATTCGAATTAATCCCAACATATAATTATAAAAATAAAATACAAATAACCGGCGATGTTGTATATAAAAACAATCAATCAATAAAAGATGCAGATAGTATTATTTTTTATATTCACGGGGGAGCTTTCTTACTATCAGATCATAAACGAGCTCGTTTTATGACATCAAATCTATGCAAACATTCAGAAAGTCCCGTAGTATCATTTGATTACAGATTCGGACATAATTATCCATTTCCATATGCATTAATGGATACAATACAAGTTTATAAATGGTTTATAAATAAATATGATGTTGATCAAAAAAAGATCGTTATAATGGGTGATTCAGCTGGTGGTAATTTATCTGTCGCATTGCTCACATTGATATGTTTAGAAAATTTGGGGCATGACACTATGAAAGTTTTGATAACTAAATCAATTTCTGAATTACTTGTACCAATTTGTCAGGATCCAGATATGACAAATAGACCAAAAGGTCTTGTACTAATTTCTCCTTGGTTAGATTTAACGCAAAACAATGAATCATATTCAACAAATGCCAATAAAGACACATTACTACCACCAGAATGGATTCCTTATGCTGCTAAAACATATTTAGGTCAAGATTTATTAGATCCACATTTTTTGGCATCACCACATAATTTACCAATTGATTTACTTAAATATTTTCCTCCGACTTTAATACATGTATGTGAAAATGAAATGTTATTAGATGATTCAAAAAATCTCGCTAATAATATACCCAATGATGTCAGTTTAAGAATATTCCCACCATTGCCACATGTTTTTCATTTAGCAGGACGATATATACCCGAATCAAGGGAAGCAATAATTGAAATAGCCGAATTTGTTAAAAAACTTGATGTTTGTGATCTCTAATAAATAAATCTAATAAATAAATGAGATGCGTTTACGTTGAACATAATCAAATATATCCAATGTAAGTTCAAGCAGTGTTTTTAATAGACGTTGTTTATATCTAGCAGAAATTTGTCCCTTATCATCAGTTTGAGTATCATAATTATGCCAAACAGTTGTTTGAGTGTTTTTATATGAGAATATATCATCTTCATATTTTTTAATTATATTTAATATTTTCGTTTGTTGTTCTTCTGCAAGTTCAAACCGAGATTTTCGCTGGGTAAATTGTGAATCATTGAACAAATCAAAAGAAAATGAAAATGTATCATGAGAATTAACATATACATCGCAAGCCAATGTGTTTCCAAAATTTGTTACAAAATAATGCATCACATGATATGAACATTGACCATCCTGATCGCCGTGCTGTAAATATCTATGGTTATGATAAATAATTTTCTCTTTATCGTATAATGCCTTGTCTAGTTTTTCCTTGAAATTATGACATAAATGAATTTGTGTACCAGTATTACTAAGATATCCATCGTGTTCATATCTGATGTTATTATTTTCTATAATTTCGTATGTTGGAACCATTATTATTTTTGTTATTCTTGTTATTCTTGTTATTGAATATAATTAATATGATTGTTATTATTTCAATTTTTAATATTAAAATTGAAAAAGTTAATATACAAAAGTACTTAATTGAATAAATTAAGTAATAAAAGAGTTATATACTAATAACAATAACAATAATAATAATAATGAGCCCAATCGTTATCGAAGCACATCCTGATTACTACGATTATCTTCATCGTTTGATTTTGAACGATAATGGAACTTGTGAATTTTCCGATGGTGGTGGCCAAATAATAAACGGAGTATGGAAAGGTACATGGACAAGGAACGAAAAAACTCTGACCCTCGTTTATGATACAATCGAAGAAGTCTATTCGGATCCTGTTGTGGATACCAATATAAATCCAATTACGATTACAGCGGAGTTGGAAATTACGAATGAGACCACATTGTTTTTTAGTGGTTATAGTTTTTCAATAAGTAATGAAACGTGGAAGTTTGATAAATCACCTTGTCCCGGATTTGATAATCAAGACACAAATTTATTCAATATATTGGAAGGAGTGAATAAACAAAGAACACCATTGATATTTTACAAAATGAATAGTGGAAAGATCTCTGTACCATCTTATATTACAACAGATCTTGCACGTATATCGAACAAAACAGTATGGGTTTTGAAATCAGAAACTGATTTTTCTCCCGTCGTTCAATCAATTTTAGAACGCGGTAAGGACATTAAAATGGACAAGGAAGATTATGACGAAATACATACTTTAATAAAAAAATGTGGAATTGATTTTTTTGATTTTAAAACTAATACCGTTGATTGTGACAAAGTAGAACAAATTAAACGTTTATTAAATGATGCATCCAAAAAATCTACACTGAATGATTTGACATATGTATTGAGAGAAATAGAGGAATTTAATAAACTTGTAATAAAAATCAACCAATTTCGTAGTATGAACCAGCAAGTGAGTGAACTGAACTAATAATTTTTATCTATTTGTCTATTTGTCTATTTGTCTATTTGTCTATTTGGCTATTTGTCATCGGAATATGAGTAACAAAAATATATAAGTAATAAAACACTTAACACTGTTGCTACAAGAAAAACATAACCTGTCGCAATAGTTGGTAAATCATAAAAATGATAACCAAAAATCAATAAAGATGTCGCAATTATGGCACAAGCCATTGCTGAACACATAAAGATTGACGAATAAGAACCATATCCTCCATAATAAAACCACATTACCGAATAAATAGTAATTATAAATACTAATATATATATTGATATTAAACCAAACATATACATCATATCAGTAAAATTAAAAAGATTATTGTGAACACCAGCACTAATCAAACAACAAATTGGTAAAGTTATAACTGTACTAATAATTGACACTACAACACCCCAAAATATCCATGTATCTTTTTTAGATGTAATTGCATAAATAATTGACGTAATAAATACACCCCCTAACATTATATATCCAAAAAGCATTAAATATGGTGGCAGAGTCTTTGGATCGGATTGAAGTGATTGTATCCATGCAACATGTCCAGCAACAGCTAGAGCTATAGTTAAAAGATATGCCGGAAAAAATATTAGTACAATTTTGATAAAGCGGTTCATTCCGAAACTGATTTAAATTTTAAATAAATATTATTGATATGATAAAAATATACAGTATAAACAATGTAATTAAAGATTCAACTTTATTATTATTATTATTATTATTATTATTATTATTAATTCAATTAAAATTGATTATTTATATTGCTTGCATCATTCATATATTAAACATAGTATATATAACATATCAACAGGAAGTAATAAAAAAATAAACAAAAACAAATATGAAAAATCAAGTTGTTTTGACTGTTTTGACTGTTTTGACTGTTTTGACTGTTTTGACTGTTTTCTGTGTTTCTATTGTTACTGCCAGCTTTGAGTCAGACAATATGAGGATTGTTTGGAATAAACCTTTTTCATTGGATCCTGTGATTGTGCATCCGGTCAAAAAATACAATTTTACTTTTAACAAAAAATCTGAAATAATTTCTACTGACATTTCTGCAACAATTCGACAAAATGGACTAGACGAAATCAGTGAGATGCAGGTACAACAAATTTCAACCGAAATTATGCTCGCGTGGATTACAGGAATTAATACCAATGTTAAAACAATTCGATGGGACTTTACTGTTAACAATGACAAAGGGATTCTCCATGTTGTTGGTATCAATGCTGCCATTAGCAATAACCAAGTACAAATAACAGGTGGAAGTGTTACATTGGAACAAAAACTTCCGGCAATGTATAACTCGGAACAAAAATGTGCTAGGACAGGAGAACGAAAATATGGAATTGCTGGACCACGCAAAAATGAATGTCAAAATCATGATGTTCAAAGGAGTCTTAACAATGATGAACTACTTCAAGTAAACAACGCATTGACATCAAAACTTGTCCAAGCAATGATGCTACTTGGTTAATTTTAATAATTTTAATAATTTTTTAATTTTTTAATATTATGATAAATTAAGAGCAATATTTGATACGTTCGCTCATTGTCGGATGTGTCATACCACAAAATACGTTGTAATATGCCCAAGAACAATGTTGGAGTGAAGAATGAAACAGCGATTTCTTGATTGATTTATTATTTTTGAAATCAATCCATAATTGTTTTGCATTATGTTTCATATCAGGTTTCAAATTAAATGTTTTAACATCGGCACGTTTTTCTATTTGTCTACTTCTCATCGCATATAAGTGGTTTGTTAATATGATGGTTAATAATACATACATACCAAAAAAATAACATATTAATGAGAGTAAAATAGGATTTGTAGTTAAATTATATAATCCCATTAGAATACGATTGGACAAACTTAGATCGCCGTATTTGAAATGGTTTATTTCATGACAAAGTATAACAATTAACTGTTCCTCGGACATCGATAAATATTCAGTTTCGCATAAAATACCGAACGAATAATATTTAATCGTACAATGCCATGAGTTATTTTTATATTTCAGATCAGAAGGAATTTCCATTGTTAATACATTTTTCGAATAGTTATCTGAATTATATTTTCTATAGCCAATGACTTTATCATTTATTTTGTAATTAACCATTGCACCAAAAAAACCGTATGATGTTGTTAAATTAATGATTTCAACATTCACTTTACTCATATCGCTTAAACAAAGTGAATGTGATATAATAGTTTTAAGACGTTCTTTGGTATTAACATCAAATTGAATCGTTTCATCGAACTCAATAGCTGGAGGTAAAAAGAATTCCATTGTTTGTTAGTAGTAATATATGTATTTGACCATTAAATATATAATAAATATAAATCAATTTTTAATAAATAAATTTGATTATTAAATTTTGAGATATATCGAGATAAATTACAAACTATTCCATAAATTATTGCATAATGAATGGAAACATTAATTCCGAAAAATAATTTATGGAATAATTTAGAGACATATGAAAAATATAGGAGAATAGTCAGAGAACCATATTTAATCCAGTGTAAAGAAATAGAGAAAATAAAAATAATTTTAAAAAACAATGAACTTAGTATCAATGATGCAAAAAAATATTTAGTTAACTATGATAATATAATAAGATTTATGATGGGTGAATCTAAACTTGATCAGGAAATTGTTAGAAAATTGTTAATTAAATATGAAGTTTTATCAGATGTGATTCATATATATTTATATAAATAATTATATAAATAAAATTACTGACTCCAATCAGCAATGATACAATAGTCATCACTCTTGGAAGTCACTGGAACTGTCTCACGATAGATTTTGACACCTATTTTGGTCGATAGTTCAGACATAATTTCATCCATATCAAGTTGATTGAACACAACAGGAACATCAATTTTCCATTCTGGATCAACATCTTTCAATTTCGAACATTCCCAATATCCACTTTTTGAGTTGGAAGTAATTTGTGTGCATTCGCCGAATTTGTCAATATGATAAGAGCAAATTACTGTACTCGATTTTTGATGTTTAGCGGCTTCCACGAGTTCCAATTTGATACGTTCCAATCCGAAAATGTGCTCGGTGACAAATTTTTTAGCAATCTCAAGACACTCAGTGAATTTTTGTTCTTTAATGTGAAGAGCGTCGCTCTTAGCCTTAAGTGATGCTTCCTGCTTATCACTAAATTCCTTAGTGGAAGTTTCGGTGAGTTGACGAAGTTGATCAGCAAAGGTTGTCATTTTGTTTTGTTTTGTTTGTTTATTAATTTATCTCGGAATTTACGGAATTTATGCAAGTGTATCGATAAACAATATGATATAATTCAAAATATATTGAATCATACAGTTAAATATATTTTTCAATTTTTTATTTATATTTTTTAATTAATATTAAAATTATTGATATCATTATTATTGTTGTCGTGATTATCATGAATATTGTCATAATTAGCAAGATTGGCATTTACTAAATTATCAATAATATTTTTACTACCGGAAATTTCTATATAATGTGTATCACCGTTTATTTCGAGATCATTATCGTCGGGAATTATATCATCAATAGCTTTAAGATGATTAATTACTGATTCGAGTAATGCTATGTGTTTTTCAATACTTTTCTTGACATTAATTTTATCATTTTCTTTTACTAAACAATGATACATGTCGTCACCTTGTTTATAATAATTTAAACATACTTGAGCATGAACTTTATTTATATTATTTAATTCAGTATCAGAATCAGAATCACTTTCAAATATTTCAACAATATTAGAAACTATTTTTTGTGGCATGTTATATATATTTATTTTATATTATTTAAATAAATAAAAAAATGTTTAGGCACTTACTTGAGAAACATTTTTCGCCATACATTGGGCGATGTATACTCTAAGTTTAGAAAGAATGAATTTAAATTTCTTATCATTCAAACTATCCAAATATTGCTCGACTAATCGTTGGTATGCTAACATTTTATCTGTTTGGTTGACATTCTGATATTTCTGTTCGAAATCGACAGGTTGAACACCAACTAATAAGAGGACGGCATTATTGAATCTAAATGAACCGTCAAAGTTCTGATAGTCAACAAGGTCTTTTGGTTTTTCATCGAATTTGACCCAATCTTTTTGTGTGGTTGTACCGACTCTATCAAATTTAGCATGAACCTCGCGTTGTGTCATTGCATTAATGTCATTGAAATCATGAATACTGCCCGTGGATGTAACACCCAATCTTGTATCGATGACACCTTTGCTGACTGATGCAGAATTACTGTCGGAATCAAACAAACCAAAACTGGCATCTCCATCTTCGTCTTCTTCTGCGCATTCAATATCATCCACATCATCTAATGAAGCACTTTCTAAACAGCAAACATCAAATTTAACTGATTGATCTAAGTACGATGCACATTGGTATTGTACCATCGATTGTCTCTGTGGCATAGGCATGGCGGAAGCTGCTGCAGCCATTGGCATAAATTGTGCAGCTACTAAAGGATGAACTGCACTTTCCTGTCCATAATGGGGAACGCTTTCTGTTTTCAGAAGGAGATCTTTATCAACTTGAACTTCTTTATCAACAACAACAAGTGATACAACAGATGATAAAATATTATTTTCAAGACTACACTTCAAAAGTTCTTTTTTGTCTTCTTCACTTCGGGATTTTTGATATTTCTTTTCGAGAAGCTCAATCTTCTTAATTGCAAACAATTGCTTAACTAAATCTGATTGAACCATTTTATCTATTTCGGTTTTTTTAAATAGTGCAAATGTATCTTCCTTTGTACCTAATTTGTATGTAAGTAACATACTCCCACAATCATTTGCAGCCTTCACGAGAACACTATATGTCCTACCAGATGTCATTGTTTTATAAGCATTAAGTACTTCGGATCCTGTGCCAAAATCAAATTTAATATCGTGCATATATTCAACTTGACTAGATGCCAGTTGTTCAACTAATGTTTCATCAAGTTTAGCAGCGTCGACAATCATTTCGCATGATCCAGCACCATATTCGGCTAAAGATTCGCACAAAAATCTATCAGCATCATTACCGACACCAACAGTGAAATATCTAACACCCTCTTTTCTATGTTTATCAAGATATTCTGAAATTTGATCAACATTACTAACTTGACCATCAGTCAAAAGGAAGACATTTTTGTATTTATTGGTTGAATTTTTTTCATTCATAAATTTGACGACATTAAAAATTTCAGTTCCACCAAGATCAGCTGAAATAGTTTGAACATCATCGAGAGTTTTTTTATAGTTTTTTTCATTGTACTCCAAATCGTTTGGATACATTTCTTTGAAATCGGAACCGAAACCCACAATGTTATATTTAGAACCCGGGCTAAGAGATTTCAAAAGGAATCTAAGAGCTTTCTTAGCATTTTCTATTTTGTCACCACCCATGCTTCCACTGCGATCAACAACAAAAACATTTGTAACATCTTTTGGATCAATCTCCATTTCATCACCTTTGATTTTAGAATTTAAAAGAATATACATACCATCATCTGTTTGTTGATATGCAAAACCTAAATATTTTTCAGTTTCACACAAAAGGTTAAAATCTTTTGTTAAACCCGCTGTTTTGGTCACAATGCGATATTGTTTTTCAGAAAGAGGGGTTAATAAAGTTTCCGAATGAGTCAGAGATGTCATTGATTTAATTTTACTGACTGTATCCCATTGAACATCAATATCTAGTGTGACATCATTTTCGCTCGAATAATGAACATTTGATTTTTTAGAGTTGTAATAATTATGTTCTTCCGGTGAATTGTATTTTGGTGCAATGTTTGTCGGTAAGACGAAAATGTAGGCATCTTTTTGTTCGAGTGTTTGAACAAAAGTATATCTCATAACGACAACTTCATGTGGTTCGACATTTCCTACTTTGACAAAATAAGTTCCATCATAATTTTTCTCAAGAATAATTGCACGATTTTTATTTTCAATTGCAGCTTTATAATCTGCGCGACCTTGTGATTTTTCTTTCAATTCGCCAACAAGCTTACGATGACCGATTTTCATACTCAAAGAAGTAATTGTTGCACTTTTGCTCAGAGGAAAATAATATTCCGATTCCATTAATGTTTCGTTACTATCATTTTGATAGAATTGTTCGACTGTTAAATTGGCAAATTGTTCGAAAACTTTGCCGCTAACTTTGACTTGCTTGAGTGGCAATTTACCGTTGAATCCTGCTCTGACCATTATTAATATTGTGTTTTGAATTTAAGTACATTTTAAGTTAATAATTAATTACAATTGATGTATATTTCATCTTTTTATTATTCGATTGATTGTTTGTACTAGTATTATTATATTTATTGTTTGTATGTACCTGGCCTGAAATCTACATAATAATTGTGGAACAATTTAAAGGCCTTATAGGATGCGTTTGTTTTATCATTTACTACATATAAGGAAATATTGATAATACAATATTTAAATAAAATACCATAAAATATACAAAAAATAAATAAAAATAATGGAGAAGCAAACTAAAACATTTATTATTAATTTAATAGCTGGTCCAGGATGTGGCAAAACAACAATGTGTGCTCAGTTATTTGTTAAATTGAAACTTTTAGGTTTTGTTGTTGAATATGTCCAAGAACATGCGAAAAATTTAGTATGGAAAAAAGATTTTGAAACATTAAATAACCAATATATGGTAACAAAAACTCAATATGATTTATTGAAACAAATTGATGGAAAGGTGGAGTTCATTTTAACAGACGGACCCATCGTAAATGCACTATTTTATAACAGGTTTAACGCAGGAAATACCTCGAATGTTGACAAAACAGAACAATTTATCTTAAAATGTCACAGTGAATTTAACAACATAAATATATTTTTAGAAAGAGGTAACTTTACATATGAACAAGCAGGAAGAATACAAACAGAAGAACAATCCAAAGAAATTGATGTTATATTGAAACATTTATTAAAAGCAAATAATATTCCGTTTAAGTGTTTCAAATCCGATATCCATAATACAAACGGAATTATTGCAGAAATATTAATCCAAGCAAATAAACAAAAAAAATTAAATAACAAAGATGATGAACAAATTTATGGTCCATTTTCAATTTCAAACCACGCCCTTGCGACCCAGAAAAAATTATTAAAAAAATGTAATGAGGCAAATCAATATAATATAAAATCTTCCGATTTTTTTGCAAAACATTAATAAGCTGGTTATGTTTATATAGTGCATAAAAATTGATTATTTGATTTATTGATTGTGTTTATATTAATTTTGTGTATTAAAACTTTAATAATAAAATAAGGCATTATGGATAGAAACGTAGAAAAAGTAAGATTCCAAGTCGAAGAAGTACAAAATAACAGTTTTTATAGACAGAATATAGCAGATGTTGAGAGAAGAGGCGATAAATTAGAGGAAATGGATCGACGAACAGACGAATTAGAAGCACAAGCAATGGCTTTTAAAAAAGGTGTTCGTAAAGTGAGAGAACATATAGAAGGACCAAGATGCACCATTTTATAAAACCTACAAGGATTTTGCAAAACATTTCAAATAAATGTTTATAAAACCTACAAGGATTTTTGCAAAACATTTCAAATAAATGTTTATAAAACCTACAAGGATTTTTGCAAAACATTTCAAATAAATGTTTATAAAATTGATTTTTATTTATGGAGTTACAGTAGAATATTAAAATATTAAAAAAAGTATATAAATATTAAAATATAAAGTTTAAATTTAAATAAATGGGGGCAAGAGATAGATTAACTATTATTAATGTGACAAAAAAGATAGCGTTTGATTGTGATGATTGGATGGGGAGTGTGCCTTCTTATGAACAAATAAATAAGATGGCACACTTAATGAAATGGGATGAAACAGATAAAATTTATGGTCTATGTTCAAGTTGTTGTAAATGGAGAATGCCGTGTAGTATTTCTATCGGAATTGTTTGCAATAACATTGATAAAGTTCATATAGAATATAACAAAACTGATTTAGAAAAAAAACATCTTGAAGTTATTGATTCAACAAAAAAATATATTGAAGCAAATGATGAATACTATCAACAGCGGGGAGACCATTTTCCCAATTGGGTTGATGGGAAATGCATTTATTGTTAATAAAATTAATAAAATAAAAATAAAAAATTGATTTTAATTTATTCAAATAAATAAAAATATTAATGCATCAGAAAATATTTATATATAAAATTCAGATGGGTGGAGATGGTATTACTATTATTAATGCTACAAAAAAAATAGCCTTTGACTGCGATGATTGGATGGATAGTGTCCCATCTTTTCAACAAATAAATAAAATGGCACATTTAATGAAATGGGATACAACTGATAAAGTTTATGGCCTGTGTTCAAGTTGTTATAAGAAAAGAAAACCGTGCAATGACGATGTTGGTATTGTTTGCAATAATAATAACAAAGTATATGAAGAATATGACGAGACTGATTTGAAAGATAAATTTATTGAAATCGTTGACTCAATCGAAAAAACAATTACAGTGAGTAAAGATTTTTCTAGATATAATGAAGATAAAATAGAAGAAAGAAGTAAAAAATACAGAAAATATGAAGTAGATAATTATGTCAGAGAAATAGTTAAAATAAGTAAAGAATATTATCAACAGTGTGGAGAACATTACCCGAATTGGATCGATGGAAAATGTAGTAATTGCCAATAAAATTTGAATTTCAAAAAATCAAATCATTATTTATTTATCACCTCAAAAAATTACTTTTTATTACTTAAATTATTTTGATTATTTTGATTATTTAAATGAAATTTTCAGTTAAATCGTTAACTGGGAGAGAAATTTATTTCGATATGGATACAGATAACACAATAGGGCAAATCAAAAATATGATTTTAGAAAGAGAGGGAATACCAATCTATCAACAACGATTAATTTTTAATAGGAAAGAATTAAAAGACAATACGCAAACGTTATATGAGATTGGTGTAACTGACAATACGATTATACATATGATGATTGCATTCAAAGAAGATCCAGGCGTGATTGAACAAAGAAAAAAAGAACATGAGTCAAAAATTATAAAAATGAATGAAAGGAGTAAAACAATAAATTCGTTAATAGTTAGAATGCAAAGTAACGAAATAAATAAATTATTGATAGAATTATTTCATCAAATTTCAATTAACAAAGACAAATTCGATGTTAATTCGTACGAAAAAATATTGGATATTGAAGAACAAATTATAACAAGAAGCTCAATTTAATTTATTTTTATTTTTTTGTGGACTTTTTTTACCCACTGCAAGATCATAAAAGTACTCACCAAGAGGTAAAATATAAGTGTTGTAGAAGTCGTTGGCTATCTGGAGCCTTAATAAATGAGCTGAATCAACAGATTCGTCGACATAAACATAATCAACATATAATGTATTTGCTTTCTGACCATATCTATCTAATCTACCTTTTGCTTGCATGATTCTGTCTATGTCCGTTATTCTTGTAACTATTACATCAAGCATTACAAGGTTGTTTATACCTTTACCTGCTTCATGGAATGTCGTCACAACATGCTTTCCCGAAATATCAGGAAACCTGGTGACATTTTCGAGTTCTTTACTCATTTCATTAGCTTCAGTTACACTGCGTCCAAAAATTAAACATCTATGGCCCTCTTTCTCTCTTGCTTTAATTATTTTTCTGAATGATCCCATATAATCAAAGTTATCGAGTAAAAAACTCAATAATTTTGAATACAATCTTTCTGAATTGATATCTTGTCCTAATATTGTATCATATTTTTCTCTTAACTCTTTGGACATTTTAAATGGATTATTTACCGTTACCCATTTTCGATTTGTTATAGGAATATTAGAAACGATACTCTCGCTAAGTATTGCATCGAGATATTGTTTATTTTCAGGTAAATTAGTTCCTAACATTTTTAACATCAGGATTAGGCCATCAAAACGCGATCTAAACCATGACGCGCTCATTAATAATGCCTTGTATTGTGAACTGACAATTTGTTTAAATGCTTCTGCTGTTTGTAAAGCATTTTTGTTTTGAACACTCAAACATTCATCAATTACGACGAAAATAAATGGTATCTCAAATGGATGTTCTCTTGTTCTGCCTAGCGTGGTAATTAAAATTGTATTTTGCATAATATCTGATTCTTTAATAGTTTTATTGTCTTCATAGTCAGTGAGGGAACCATTAGCGTTTTGTATTACTATGTGAAAACCCTTTGCATGCTTTTGTATTTCATTGATCCATGTTTCAAAAAGGAAACTTGTTGGTAACAAAATAAGGAATCCACGATATGCTAAATCATTGCGAGATAAATTATAATTATATAATGCACTTATTACTGCAAGAGCCGTTAGTGTTTTTCCTGCACCAGTTGCAGAGGCATCCCCTACACCAGAACGTCCCAAAACAGTGATAGCATGAACGATATGATTGGCAGTTTTTTGTTGATGTTCCCATAGTTTTGAAACAATTTGTGTCTTCTGCAATTTAACATTTGGTTTTAATAATGGTCGTGCCATTAATGATTTAACTTTATTAATAAGATCAATATATTCGGGTGTTGTTGTATTTATTTGAAATTTTGCACCTTTAATACTCGATTTATTTATTACTGTTCCTCGATATATGACTGACAATAAATTAAAAACGCGCCATATTGTACCTTCATACATATAACTGATCGAATTTTGTAATTTATTTCCCATACTATCAACAGGACCAACTTCTAATATATTATCAAATGAACTAAATAATTTTACATATACTGAGCGCCAAACGTTAGTCGGTATATCTGATTTCTTCGCAATTTGATGCCAATCATACAGAATGCCATTTTTCTCTTTGGACAATGCATACATGACTAAATTAATCTCATAATCATTATACATCTTCGTATGATTTTTAATATATAATGCTTGATTAATTAGTTTTTCAATATAGTCATGAGGCTTTGTCGTTACAACATCAGATAATTTAATTAGAATTTTGGATGTATCAAATGGTTCAATTTCATAATTATCGACGATAAATGTGATCTTGTTATTAATATATTTTGCACTGAGTTTTATCTTCCTTTTGTCGAATATCCATTTGTAACCGTTTGGCGGAACAGGTACTTCTATCTCCAACGGTTTCTTATTAATCATTTCAATATATGTTTTTTCTGCCTGGTCTCTTATTTCTCCCTCCATATATTCACTTTCATCATTAGACATGGATTTCACCTTACACGGTGCTTCCTTTGTACCAGCTACAACAATTCCATATTTTTTATTTTTTACACTAATTGATATTTTTTGTCCGTAAAGCAAAATAAAGGCCAATCTCGATGTTAACTCGCTGATTATTTCATTATTTTTTTTATATTTAGGTTCATCAATATAATGATTAAAATCTTTTAATGCAGATTTAATACTTTTAATATATATATCCTTTTTGACTAAATCCTCTTGTATGAAGTTAATTTGATCAAATATTTGTTTATCTTCTTTATCCGGATAAGTAATTATCTCATCACGTTCTCGGACATTGACACCCGATGCATTATTCCATAAAAATCCTGCTAGTCCCCTTGTTGTTGACTTATTATTATATGGTATAAAAGGAAGGGATGCTTGAATCATTAATAACAGGCCGTGATATCCGTTGGGATCGCTACCGGCCATCAAACCCAATAATCCCGATTTTTCATTTGCATAACTTAATAATTCATTCAATGAGAGCGACTCTAATTGTTTTGGTTGATAATGACCATCATTAATATAATTAAAAGCATTATTAATCATATCGTAATCTCCTCCTCTTGCTGGCATACCGTATAATAACATCTGCATACTTATTAATAATGATTCGTTGTTTTTATCTTTGATTTTTTCATATCGTGCATCAGCTGACAAATCTAATTTTTCTGTTTCTTCATTATGAAATGACCATTTAGAACCTTTTGTGTCATTATGTTGAACTGATAGAGCTGTTAATATTATTTTATCAATAATTGGCTCTATAAATTGAACATCAGGATAATGGTTTGCAAGCATTGATAGGCAACTAATTTCGTTCATTGACAAATATTTGTCACTGTTTTTTTTATTATATGGACTGACATCCTCAATTGTTGATACATATAAACGCCACGTTAATTGTCTGCATGCATTGACTCTAAGAAATTGCTGATCAGGAAGGTTATAACCTGGCGATTTAGAAAGTTCTTTCATTGTTTCATACAGCACTTTTGAACAACGGCGTCCTCGTCTGATTAATTTTTGCAATGTTGAAACTAATAGTCCAACATTACGTTTTTTTTCATATTTTGGTATCGATTCAATGATGTTATCGATATTACATGCCAATAATAATTTTTCATTCGTTTCTTCATCAGTAGTATTAACATCAAATGTTTTAGCATCTTTTGGTAATGAATTCAACCAACTATTATAATCTTTTTTCGAATTCAATATTTGTATAGAGCTATTCAAATCTATTAATTCTTTTTTATCCTTTGATAATTTAGGGAAAATGGAAACACCAACTTTAACATTTAAATCAATCATTTCTGATGGAGCTCGCCATTTTTTACTTTCTTGTATATCCATGACATAAATTGCACAAAAGCTTGTCGGGGGCTTACCTTTTCTCCATTCTAATTTATCCATTTCTTTGTGTAATTCAAATGCATCATTAAAAATTCTTCCAAGCCATGACTCTGGGACAACAGGGTTACCACTTTTACTGAATCCGATAGAAGCAACCGAAAATTTTCCTTGAACGGGAGAATATGAATACGCTTCGATCCAATCTTTTATTTTATTTGATTTAATAGGAATTGCTTTTTTTTCATATTCATCTGGAACAGGTATTTCATTGATTTCCAACCATTTTTTTAATACTGAATACATCAAACCGATTCCTTCTTTGCCTGCTTCTTCCGCAATCGTTAAAACAACAATCGCACCTTGTACATTTCCTTCTGACAACATTCTAACGGCTTTTGAAACTCTGAGATTTGTCAAAACAGGTCGTATATATTCTACTGCTTTTATTCCAAAACCATTGTATTCACCACCATTTCTAATTGCAATTTGTCCTTCTTCTAACCCTTTATTACATATATCATTATACAAATTGCCATTCTCATCCTCAGATGCTGTATAGGAAGATTTTGTATTTTTTTTTATATATTTCCATAGAACCTTTTCATCCATTTATTTTTTATTCGGAGATCTATAATAAACAAAAAGTTTAATTTTATTCGAAATAAATAAAATTAAAAAAATAATTTTTAAATTAAAGGGTTGTTGTTGGGTAAACATCGTTAGGTAGACTTGTCACCTTCGATAGAATTGTCATATTCGGTAAACTCGTCATATTAGATAGATTTGTTTCTTTATTTTTTAGATAGCCATCAGTATCAATAATTATATTATTATCCGTTGGAGGAATTTGTGGATTGAAAGGCATTGGTATGAACATAGATAAAGGATAATTTGGCTTAGGATTATATCGTGTATCACCACCATCCAAAGCAAAATTAATAGGTTCTGGTTTTGGTACACGACCTAACGATGATCTTTCGGATAATATTTGTTCAAATCTATTTTCTAATGGTTCTGGTGTAAAAATACCCAATGATTCTCTCATATCACCAAATAACATCTTTTCTCCAATATCGCCTGTCGCTGTAATGTAACCCCCTGATGGTATTTGACCCCAAGAATCAATAAATGGTAACTTTCCTGCTATACCATGACTATCGACACCAACATAACTATCACTCGAATATCTTGCCGGAATTGATGCTTGATATGTTTCATTATTTTGACTGTATTGATCATATTGATTATATTGGTTAGTTGTATCGACATTAAATGAACCACTTAATATATTTGACATAAACATATTTGACATATTCGATCTGAATGAATTTTGTTTACTGAATTCATTAATGTCATATACTTCTATGTTATCGTCAATGTCTTTCATTGCATATTCTTTTGAGTTTTCTATCGGATCACAAGATGGTTTATTTATTTTATTAATTTTAATATTTTGATTATTTTGATTATTTTGATTATTTTGATTATTTAGGCGATTATTACATACCATGAAATCATATTGAATTAATTTATTAAAAGTAACATCAAAATCGTTGAATGATGTAAAATTTGTATTACAATTATTAAAATATTCCTTTCTGTTATTTGACAGTGTATCGTAAGCGAGTAATACGTAATCAAAACAATCCAATAAATCTTTAGACAAATAGAGTGAACGGCAACATGCAAATACAGTCACATAAGGAGATTTTAGTAGATTTCTTAAAATAATTTCTTCTTCAATTCCCTTTGGAAAACAATCATCAATAATATGTATTCCGACTTTACTGTTTTGATGTCCCTCAATGTCTTTGATATTATTAAGAACATTACAACATCCTTCAGATTTGTCTGATTTGGGAATAAAACGTGATGTATAAAATTGTTCTGTTGGTGAGGTGATGATAAAAAGACCGCGTGATAAATCAAATGTTTTTACGATTAGTGAAACCAGGGTTGATTTCCCAGTATCTTTTTTCCCAATTATTAACACCTTTTTGCCAGTGAAATCTATTGAATTAGAATCTTTAGCATTAATTTTTATTATTTCTTCCGTAGAATATGGACCAATAAATTTATCAGTCATTAATATATGTAATTAATAAAGATTATATTTACACAAAAAAATCGCAGTTTTAGTTAAATTTAAAATTTAAATATGATGTATTTCGTTGTCTTTAAAACATTGCGTGATAACAAAATAAATTAATTATAAATATGTATGGATATCATGAAATCAAAATAAAAACGCGCTAAATTAAATTTAAAAAAATTAAATAAAAAAATCTAATCAATACAAATCGCACATTTCCCCATAGTGATATAACAGTTAGTACAATAAAAATGTGAACAATCAAAAGGAATCAGTTTAATATTTTCATCAAAACAAATACTACAAATGCCTTGTTTTGAATTTAAGTTTATTTTATTAAAATAGTTTATAATTTGTTTTATTTTCATGAGCCTTGCTATTTCTTCTTTAATTAATACACTTCTATCTTTTTCTTCTATTGATAATAGTAATGAAAATAATTCAAGATCATTATTATTTTTCTTTATTATTTTTAAATAGATTTTTTCATTTTTTTTTAATACCATTAAATAATATTTTTTTTCTTCATCTAATTTTCCTTGTTGTTTGTAAATTAATGCTAAATCATACATCGAATGGGTGAATCCCTTGTCTATAGCCATCAAATAATATTTTTCTGCTTCGTTTATTTTTTCTTGGTTTTCGTACATCAGTGCTAAATTATTCATCGATTTTGCGTATCCTTTATCTATGGCCATCAAATAATATTTTTCTGCATTATTAAAATCTTTATTAAATTTGTGATATATACCAGCATAATTTAAAAAGATAGGGTTGCAACTAGTTGCATCATACTTGATATTTCTTAATACTTTTATATTATTTTATACTATTTTTTCCTTTTTCTTATATTTTCTTAATCCATTCATTTTCGCTACAAACACATTCATTATTTGTAGTACATCCTTCATTAATTCCTCTTCTGGTTCTTCATCTTCTGATTTATTTACTATTATTATTTTACCATTCGAATATTCTTTTATTATATCTTCTATTAGATCATAACCGAATCTTGCTAATCTATCTTTATATGCTACCACTACTTTATTTATTTTTCCTGCTATTGCTAATTTTATTATTTTTTTAATTCCTCTTTTTGTTAAACTTATTCCTGATCCTATATCTTCTATCATTATATGATTCGGATATAATTTATTTATCATTATCTTCTGTCTTTCTAAGTCATCCTTTTGACCCATCGAAGATACTCTTACATAACTTATATTTAATTTTCCTTCTTTTTTATCTAATTCATTAATATCTTCAATACATTTAATATCATCATTACATTTATTTAAAAAATCTGATATTATCTGTTTAGACATTTGTTGATATTATATATATTTATATCCATAAACAATTAAAGTCTAATTCATTCAATTTTTGTATTATGATTTCTACACAAAAAATTGATAAAATAGATTGACTGTAATGATCATTTAATTTGACCTTTAAATTAATACATATCGATACAAATCGACACAAATCGACACAAATCGACACAAATCGACACAAATCGAATCAAATCCAACAAATCAAAATGTCTGAACCAAATTTTTACATCTTGCAGTCTGGAGCATCAAAAAAGTATCCCTGTGGAGTGACTGAAACTTACATCGTTCCAGAAGATGAATTTTTGGAGATGTTTGAGCTTGTTGCCGTCGAGACACAAAGTGCAAGCAAAAGGACAACTTTTACACATCAAAAGGCGCGAGTCAAGAAGCTTTCTTATTCCCTTGATCCCGACCTTTTTCACAGGAGGTTCACCTTGTCCGGTGTTTTCTCCGTCATCGGAGAAGGACAACCATACAAGGTATTGGGTACTTATTTTTTGGCTGATAATTGGGATGCAAATGTTTAGATTTATTTTTTTAATTTTTTTTATTATTTTATTATTTATTTTTGTATAACTGAATAGATTTTTTGACTTCTCTTTTGATGTCATTAACCATCGGTTTTGGATAATCAATCGTATCAATGTATTTAGTATAAGATTCATTCCAATTGTGGATGTCTTTTGCTGGAACATCTTTCAATTCTGGAACCCATTTTTTTATATATTCTGCGTCTTTGTCTATCTTTTCGGATTGACGCCATGGATTAAATACTCTGAAATATGGTTGTGAATCTTCTCCTGTCGATGCACACCATTGCCATCCACCATTATTATTTGCAGGATCGTAATCAACTAATTGTTGGGCAAAATATTTTTCTCCCTGTAGCCAATCAATATGTAGTATCTTCACGAGAAAACTTGCTACATTCATTCTTAATCTATTATGCATCCATCCTATTGTGTTCATTTGCCTCATTCCTGCATCAATTAGTGGAATTCCCGTTTTTCCTTTTTTCCACATATCAAACTGTTTTTTATTATAAGTCCATTTTATTTTTAATTTTTGTTTCATATTTCCTCCTATTACCCATGGATGATTATACATTGTCATCATATAAAAATCTCTCCAATAAATTTGTCTCATTAGTTCACTTTTATGTCCCAAATGTTTTTTAATCGCCTCATATACCTCTCTAACTGATATTAGATTAAACTTCATATATGCAGAAAGATGTGTTGTTTCATGAATCGGTAAATCTCTAATTTTTGCATAATTTTTGAAATCACTCATATACTTCAGAATCTGGAGACCATTTTTTCTACCTCCATGAACTAATATGTTAGGATTATTGTCATAAAATTTATCTAATGAATCATGATATTCTCCCATAATTTTTTTATTTTTTGAAACATAATTATGATGATTATTTTTTATTATTGGTCTAACTTTAATTTTTTGTGCTGCTTTATAAAAAGGCGTAAATATCAAATAGGGTGTTTTATCTGTAGGTTTTAGGACAGTTTTGCATCCCGTTAACATATAATCTTCGTATTCAAACAACGGCACATTATATTTATCACAAACTTTTCTTAGAGTCTTTGTTCTATTTCTAGCAAATGGTGTATAATCCATGTTGATGTAAACGGATTCAATGTCTTTATCGGAATGCAATAATTTGTCTAAAACTTTATCAGGTTCATCATTAAATAAAAATAATTTTGATCCGTGTTCTCTTAATTCTTTGTCTAGCTCAATCAACGATTCCATCATAAATTGTACTGAATTATTTGATTTATATTTATTAGAATCATTCAACTGAACTGGATTTAATATAAAAATTGGTATAACAAAATTCGAATTATTTAATGCTTCGATGAGGGCTGTATTGTCTTCTAGTCTAAGGTCTCTTGTAAATATAAATAAACTATGATTATACTTCATATATAATCAAATAAGAAATAAACAAAATCATAAAATCATAAAATATGAAAAATATTAGATAAAAAAAATAAAATAAAATAAAAATGTTACTTGCGACCTTTCGACTTATTGTACTTGCTCTGCGTCTTTTGTTCGGCAAGTTGCTTTGCGAGTTCAGCCTTGCGCTGCTTCTCCTTTGTCGCCTTACGAATCTTTTCAGCCTCTGCCTCAATTTCCTGCTTCTTCTTCATCTCAGCAATTTCCTCTTCAGTAAAAGTACCAACTTGGACGTGACAAGTTTCCTTGGACTGCTCCTTGGGCTTCAGGATTGGCGAACTAGCAGAACCAGATGAACTAGCACCATCTGAACAATCATCCTGATCAGTTTCCTCATACCACTTTCCGACAATGTGAACATAGTCCTTGGGATCGATGGTACCGTCATCGATAAGATCACAAATGGCATCAAACTTGATCGATTCAATGTCATCATTGTACCGTTTTTCCTCGAGATCAGTGATCTTTTGGTGAATCATGTTGGCATCCTTTTCCTTGACCCAATAGTCGAAACGGTGAAGGCAAATGTATCCTTGTTGCTTCAGCTTGTACTCCTCAAGTGTCAGTGCATTGTGTGGAACATACGTGTAAGAATAAGAACTTGTTCCCATTCCCTCAACACGCCCAGAATAGACCGAACTTGACTGCCTGTTCTGCATTTGGTGTATCATTGTAGCAAGTTGGTCTTGACGCTTCTTAATTCCCTGATCACGACGACGCTTCATGGCATCAATGTATCGCAAAAACCCGTCTGGCTTTCCATCCGTGAAAAAGTGAACACTGTGGGTGTCCGGGTTGAAAAGCTTCCTCAGACGATCAATACTTGCGTCAAACACTGGACTCATTTTGACAAGGATCTCTCGCGTGAAAATCTTGTGGTCGAAGAAGGGCTCGATGCGTGTGCGGGCATTTCCAGTGTGTGCCATCTCATGGAAAATCTCTTCCAAAGACATGTTAAAGATGTCAGCCATTTTCTTTGTTGTTCGTTGTTTGTAGGGACCAAAAACTTGAGTAAATTAGTCCGACGCTGTGATCCAGATTTTGTAAACCTGTGTGGATAAGATAGTTACGGTCCAAAATCAATGAATCTGTCAGTTAGTATACTTTTTCAAATTTTTGATAGTAAGTTGTCTAAATTACGACATATATATCAATAAACTAAACTGATTTATAATTTCTCAGCAAATTTTCTTGTTTAATAAACAGTGTTTCTATATTTTTAGCAATTTGTTTAATATCATCAGATGCAATCGGTTCCCTTGTAAAATCGCCGCAAGAATAAAATTCATAAGTATTATTATTTACATGTAGTTTGAATTTATTATCACCTGCATCGCATGAAGTGTTTACACCCTCTGATAGCGTGATACCATTCTGTTCGACATAGTCAATTAAATTAGTTACAAATGTTAAATCGTCTTTGACAGTAAAATTTTGGTAAAAATCTGCGCTTCCTAACACATCATCGAATGATAAGTTTTTTTCCGTGCTTGGCTTATTGGAATAGTTTGTTGCCATTCGTCCATCGGAAAATAGTAATGTATAATTGTGTGTATATCCCCAGGCAAAATTAGTATACTCATGTTCGAGAACCCAACTTTCAGACATAATGTTTTGTATTTATTTGGTATTTGTTTTATATTTGATATAAAATAAATAGCTACAAATTTAATAATCAATATTTTTTTATAATTTTAACTAGCGTGTACTAATCCACCCATTCCATTATTGAAATGTAACTTGTTTTTGCACAGTGTAAATATATGAATTCGTAAATCATCATTATCGTCTTGTTTATATTCATTAATCTTTTTATTCAATTGCATACTTAAAACAGCACTATCGATGTATGTCAAATTAATCGATCCCCTAATATTACTTTGTATATTACAAAAATCTTTTGTTGGAACGAATGGTAGGCAGTAAACACCCGGTATACCAAGAATTTTCTTCGAGTTATACAACAATTCCCCTTTATTATATTCACAACAATATTTGTCATTTAATTTCATACTAACTTTGTCAACTAAATCTTCAGTTATTCTTTCGTTGTTGTCTGTCAAGAAGAAATATAAAAGAATTGTTTCATGGTTGTAACTCAGCTTGAATTTAAACAAATTATTATTATTCAATATTAACATTTCATCTCCTGTATAGCCAGTCTGCAATATTCCGATAGTTTTTGGAATTGTAATATCATTCGAACAATTCAGTACAGTACAAACTTCACCGTCAATATCTGTTTTTTTAGTCAATTCACAATTTATGTTAACATAATCAAACAAAACGGATGATTCAATTAATTCATGAGGAAATTCATTAAATTTTATGTTGATTCTGACCTCAAATATGTTTAACAATACAAGGGGTAAAATATTTTTCCCAACAAATATGTCAAATGGTAATGGTATATAATGGCATATTGTATCATCATCGAGTTCAACAACATCGTGCTTAAATTTATATAATTCAAACAATACATCCAAGTTGCTACCGTATATTCTATCAATTTGCGAACCACCTATTTCTAATTCAATACTTTCTAATAAATCATTTAGATTTAAACACTCTGCTTCTTTCTCCATTTTGAGTCTTAAAACAGGCATCTCGCAATAATCACCATTGCGCGTAATTACTACTGTTGTTCTTCTACCAGATGCTGGATTTCCGGAACATACTTGTTCAATTTGTGAGCACGAATATTGTTTATTTTCTAATGCCTTCCTTCTAGAATCATACATAGAATCATCATAGTTGTCGTGATATTTAAGTCCTCACGCGAGATTATCGAAATATAATTTCTTATTTGTTTGTTCTGTTTGTTCTGTTTGTTCTGTTTGTTTATTTTGTCTATATTGTCTACTATTTATAATATTCTGTTCTAAAATATCGTCTCGCATTTCTTGAATTTGTTGTTCAGAAATTGTCGAATTCAAGAAATTACAAAGGTAATCCATACTAATATATTTATAATTATAATATATCGATACATATTACTTTAGTGTAAACAAACACAAAATCTAACTACTATATGCAAGTCCAGCTTGTCCCTCTCCGAATCTCAATATATTTTTACTCAATGTAGATATATGTAAATGTAAATCATCATTGGTATAATTATATATGTTGTCGTTAAAATCGATACGTAAAATTACGGTATCTATCTTAGATAAATTAACTGAACCAATTTTATTTTGTACATTTTTGAAATCTGCAATTGGGGCAAAAGGCATGCAGTAAATGTTGTCAATATCAAGAATACTCTTTGAGTTAGATACTAAAATATCGTTATCGCAAACTAGCTGATTGTACCCATTAAATTGTATTGTTGCTACGTTTACCAAATCAGTTATAATATTATCGTTTTTGTCCATTATCATAAAATAAATTAAATGGGTGTCATGGTTAAAATTCAATTTATATTTCATTACTTTATTTATAATGATACTTTCGGCTCCTGTGTATTGTGTTTGTCGAATACTAAAATCTTTAAATATATCAAATTCATTTTGTTTTATCTCTGCATGAACAAAACTAGTTTGTAGTGTCATTTCTTTTATTTCATGTTGGAATTCTTTTAAACTTACAACTATTCGGACCTCGTGCCAAAATAATAATCCCATTGGAAAAATATTGTTTCCATTAAACATATCGAATGGTAGCGGAATGCAGTGACATATTTCATTTTGATTATTATTAAGTTTTATGACTCTATGTTTTAGTTTGTATAATTTGAGTAGTGTACTTAAATTAAAATGATATATTGTATCGATATCCTGTCCACCTATTTGTAACTCCATCCTTTCAATTAAATCGAACGGTTTTAATTCGTGTGTTAAGTCATTCATATCCATTTTTATCATTAGGATTGGAGCTTCACAGTAATTACCATGTCTTGGGATTACTAATGAAACTTTTTTACCGGGTGCGATATTTCCATTAAAATATAATTCAATTGGTTCGGTGCAATAATGTTTGTATTCTAATTCTCTTTTACGTGAATTGTGCATATCATCAGTTAATTTGTCTGTCTCAGTAATTTCGAATGAAATCGGTGATTTAATATCAATATAGTTAGAACGTCCCATAAATTAAAATAAATAATTAAATAAATAAATAGTATATATTTGTATATTTGTGTGTATTAATAATCTTTTATATAATGTTTTTATTCACAATGGATTTTTTCAACAAGAGGATGCTTAAGAATGCACTGATGAATTTCGCTAGGAATAATATTTTCGAGAGGATCCAAACTGATTATTGATCCGGGATAATATCCATTTTCAGTTCCGCAAGCGTAGCTATGGACTGAACGAATTTCTTTACTCACAGGATCGAACGATGGATACCAACGGAAATAATACATCCCACCTCTTGGTTTGGTTTGGCATTGATATTCCATTTTAACAATAAAAACATTATTTTTTTGTTCTTCTCTGTAGCTAGAAATGGTAATACCATGTTTTTTAATGAATGGATTATTATTAATTACTTCAAAAAATCGTTTAATTTTTTCGGTAAAATTATTTTTCAATATATTTTCTTCCCATTCTTCGCTACCTTTTTTTTCATTTCTTTGTCGTTGTCGTTCTTGTTCTAATTCCTCTTTTTTCTGTTCTTGTTCTTTTTTTTTAATCATTCTTTCAACATGTGTTTTTTCAACTAATTTTTTTCGGTCCGTAACTGAAATAATATCTAGCTGAATTTTGTCTTTTAGAATAACCAAGTTTCTTGAAATGATTTCATTTTCGTGATGTTTTTTGATGAAATTAATTATCTCATAAAAAATATCGTTCAAATCATTAATAAGTTTCGTTCCATTTTTAATTTCGTTCGGGCTACTGAACCAAGCAGAATTTTCTGACCAATATGCTGTTTCTAAGAAACTTTTTACATTTGTATTGCGTGAATTAACTTTTTCACACAGATCGTAAAAATCTCTGTTTTCAGTTTCAGTCTTTGTATCTGCTTCTTTACCTGAGGAGAAAAATTTAGCCATATTTTTTACTTTAGTGGATTAGAAAATAAATGTTAGCTTGAGGCTTCATTGTCATTATAATGAAAAACAATAATGATCATGCAGTATATTATGTTTATCAAATTTTTTAATTATTAATTATTAATTATTAAATAAAAATAAAAAATAAAATAAAAAAAAAGTTAGTACGATGCGTACGATGCAATGAGATTGTGGCAAACTGGGCAAGATGCGTAGTTTCCTGAAACCATGCCGTTGTAACATGATTTGCAGACTGCGTTGGTGTGCCCACAAGGATTGAACATCTCCTTGACTTTGTTGTTCGGATCATGGTCCCAATCTCCACAACAGACAAACTCACTTGCATCGATTCGCGGAGTTTTTGGGACATCAATAACAGTACCATTGCAACAAGGACAATTGAAGCCAACGTGATGAACACAAGAGTGACACAAAACAGGACCACAAGATGAGTTGACTATTCTAGAACCAAAAGGATCGGAACAGTTGATGTCTGCCTTGTTGATCAAACAAGCAATACATTTCTTTTCATCGTCAACAACACTGACGTTGTTGTCAATGAGGGCGAAAATGTGTGAAATTGATCTTGCGCTAGTTCCCATTTGATCCTGATTCCAAGGCGTCAAAACGCGAATTTCCTTGAATTTGTTCAGGAAGGAATCAGGATTTTTCATCTGTTTGATCAAACCAAACAGAATTCCGTAGGCGCTCTTGTAAAAATGGAATCCGTTGTTTGTTCCAATGGTGGGAATCACAAGAGTTGTCTGAGTCAGAGGTGACAAATCTGCCAAAGGTGATGAAACTACCGAAGGCGATGAATCTGCACGTCTCTGATAAAACTCACAAATTGTTTTGGCCAGTTCCTCAAACATTAAACCCCATTTGGTTTGGTCGCCCTTGTAACGGAAAGCGACACCAAAATCGACGTCGACGGTTTTCGATTTTGTAATCAATAAACCGTCCATGGTTTTCAAAGAAAATGATTCAAATAGAGGTGGATTTCTGTGAGGATCGATCACACCGTTTTTTTCTTCCCACAAGTCAAAGAGAACACCGCCTCTGAAGTAAGGAAATGTGACGATAGTGTTGCTGTTGCTTGGAACAAATAAGTCACCAAAGCAAAAAGTCAATTTCTCAATGGAACGTTTTTCATCAGAACTCCTGAGTGGAAGGACCATGACTTGTGATTTGGGTTTTGGTCTCGATATCAATCCTGATCCCGATTCCAATTTTGTCGATTCAGATGATTTTGAAATATTTGGGATCCTGGCCTGATTATAAGAATCCATTTGAGTCGGTTTTTGAAGCTGGTTTGTAAAAAGCTGGTTGCTAAAATGAGGTTTTTGGGGGTGAATCCATGCCAAAATGGCATGAATCCAATAAGTAATTTAATCATTCAATTTTTTGATTAAAACTTTTTAAAAAATTGATATAATATATGTGCTGACAATCATATTAATAAAATTAAATAAAATTATTATATTACAAAATAACTAAATTATTTTAATAAATTATTTAAATAAATATGATGAACAATTTAACCCGAAATCTTACCAAGCAAAATAGTGTCATCAGACAAATTACTAGAACAGTGATGACGTCAGCTAATATTATCTGTCAAAATAAAATCGTTCCCGTCACTTCTTCTGTTAATTCTGATATTCTTAGTAAGGCTATTGCATCTCGTCCTTTTGTTGATTGGCTAGGTCGCATGAACCAACAAGTCAATGTTATGAAACTACACAATGTTAACATACAAGCAGTTGATATGTTTGGTCCTAAAGTTGGATTCATTAAGTTTGTTGCTGATGTAACTGATAAAGATGGTGATAAATTACCAGGAAGTGTATTCATGAGAGGCGGAAGCGTTGCTGTTCTCCCGGTGATTAAAGATAAAATGAGTTTAGAAGAATTTTCTGTTCTAGTGAGATTGAATTCTGTACCTACTGCCACTGACCAACTCCCATCATTACCCGCCGGAATGATAGACAACAATGGATCTTTTGCGGGAAATATGTCAAGAGAGATCAAAGAGGAAGTAGGTTTGGATATTAAGGAGAGTGATTTAATCGATTTGACTGATATTTATCCCAAAAAATTTCAGGGAGTTTATGTGTCTGTAGGTGGAACGGATGAATATATTCGTCTTTTCGCTTTTGAAACAGAAATGGAATCACACAAAATTAAAGAACTACAAGGTAAACTAACGGGTCTTCCGGAAGAACACGAAAAGATTACTTTGCAAATTGTTCCTCTTAAGAAATTACACGAAGTCACGCCGGATATGAAAGCTCTATCGGCTCTGTATCTATATGAGAAATGCCGTCAAAGGATACTATAAATTTATTTGTTTATAAAAATTGATTAATGAACACTTTATCAAAAATATCTATTAGTAATTATAAAATAAATAACCGAAATAAAACAACTAAATAATAAACATAACAAAACAATTATAATTCATAATGTGTGAAAATCAAGAACCATCTTACTATTTTTGTGTCTTTTTTAGTTCTGCCCTTATGACATATGCGTTGTATATAGGTGTTTATAAATTTTTGGCTCTCGTATATAAAGATAAATTCGATGCTATTAAAGAAGTCACAGATAAACAAACAGGTGAAAAAATCGATAAACGACCCTACGTTGCTAAAAATGTCGCTAAAAGTATTTTGTTGTGTTGTATTTCCTTAATGGGAATACCGTTTGCATTATATCCAATTCTTGTTGATGATGTGTGGTGTTCTCACATCATGAGAACAATCGCCGCAATTTACGGGAGCATCGACTTTATGGCTTTAATTGTTGTTCCCAATTTACCACAAACGACAATAATTCACCATGTCGTGAGTACAGCTCTTATTTTTACTTCATTTTTTGTTCCATTCGAGGGAATTAATATAAGTAGATTACTAGCAATTTATGCCATACTTTCCACTTATGCATTTTCTGTAAATATGTATCTTGGAATGAAATGGCTTGGTGTATACAATAGGTTACGCGTTTTTGCGATGTATAATTATATATTGTGTTGTGCTATTAATTGGTCTTTGATTTTGTTCACAATTCATTCACATTACACGTTGGGTGGACTAACTTTTTGGTATGTGATTGTATTAACCCTCATGATGGGCCTTGTCAGAGATGATCTTATTTTAATTAAATGGTTGTATAATGATGATCAAAAAAGAAAAAAAGTAGAATAAATAAAAATAAAAATATTAAATAATTAATTCATAATTCTCGAAAAATGAATTTGTAAATCAACAATAAGTGTTTCTCTTTCTTTATCATTCAAATTTACCATTATATTAGATATTTTACCGATGTATGTGCGCAAATGTGTCATAATACATTGGATTTCATTATTTATATGTATTTCATAGTCATTGGAATTATTATTTGAATCATAATTATTGGAATTATTATTTGAATCATTATTATTGGAATTATGATAACTTTGATTTTTCAAACCAACAGTAAAAATCATTTGAATTAATGATATTATTATGATTATCAATGCTATTATTTTTTGACCTATATTTATTCCCAAATCAATTAAATTCAACGAATCACGAATCATTTGATCAGTAATTGTGTTAATATCAGGTACAAATTTAACGGATGATAGTACATCGGACATGTAAATACTAATTTTAATTTTTCTATCATAATCAACGGCCGCGAGATTTTGATAATTTGAATTTTCGTGATTTGTCAAATCTCCTTGAATTAATTTCATTACATAAATAATTATTTCAACCATTTGTTTGCGCAATTGATCTTTGGGATCATTCAAATCTTTATTGATTAATTTAATTTTTTTTATATCTCTGTCCATAGAATTATCATCAATTTCCATTTCATCTGAACTATTATCGTCTAATTCATTTATGGTTCGTTTTCTCGATACTGTTGCAAAAGAGTCTAAGATCATTTGTGTCATATCTGAGGAACTATTCATTATTACTTTTGATATATAATGATTTTATTTATTACATTATGGTTTATAAACAAATTATAATTTTTTCATCTTTTTAATGATAACTTAGACGAATTGTGTGAAATAATAACAGCCAGTTAAAAACAATGTAACAGTTCCCCAACCAACTAAAGCTGGATATTTGTATGAAGTCAAGGTTTTGAAATATTCTTTTACTGCAAAGAATGGTGATGCAACAAATCTGACGCCCGCTTTAGCGAGGTCATATGCAGCGAGTGCAAATTCCTCAAGACTGAACAAGTCGAGGACTACATGGTAGAATGAACTCAGATATGCGAAATATCTACCCAGCGAACTATAAACATATTCAGCAATACGAGATAGAAAGATAATTAATTTAGATGGTTTGTAATTATCAACTTTGCGTCTCATAACAAATTCAAACAAAACAACTAAACTTGTTGCAAATACAATACTACAAACAAAGATAGTAACCGGATACGAATATGTCATTAGTCCCTCGAGATAACCCCAGACGAAATAAAATGGTGAAGTAAATAGTTGGAAAAGAGGTTTGAATAGTTCTGCAAATGTAACCACAAAGAATTTAAAATCGATGTAATCAAGAAGATCGCGTAAGTATGTGAATATATTGGCGACAGCATTACCGAAGTTATAGAGTGTATCCATAGCGTATGTTGCGACAGCTTGGAGATATATAGAAGGACGCACAAAATCATAATCATCATATTTTTTTCCAACAATTTCAAGTAGGTAAACAGAAAGTAACACCCCAAAAATTATTTTTTCAATGTAACCCATTTTATTATATTGTTTGTATATTATTTATTAATTGGTCTCACGTAATGTATGTTTTTATTTGTTTTTAATGTTAGCAGACAAAGTATATTATTTTCAATTTTATTTAATATGTTTTCAAATAATAAAAATTATTTAATCGATTTCTTAAATTCAATCCATCGTGAGTCAACAATTTCTTTCAATGAATTGTATATGGGCATTACAAAAGCAATTCCATGTAAATCCTTTAATTCGAATTCAGCTGTTCCGTGATTTAATTTAATGTGATAAAATGTGTTATAATCGTTTGGTATTTTAAATAAACTGATGGTAATATGATCAATAGAAACTAAACTTTGTGTATAATGTTCTTCAACAATTTTTTTTTCATTAATTTCTTTAATGATATCTTCTAAAAATTTCAAGAATGATCCATAATTATCGTCTTGGTTGCTGAATCGATAATATGATGATGTATGGTTCAAAAATATATTCGGATGATTCACTGGATGATTATTAGATTCATCGCTATATCTAGAAACTTTCATTTCAATACTAGATACATATTGCGGATCGAGTGACTTAAAAAAGTTAAATAATTTTGTTATGTCAAATGGTGGTATCATTTCTAAAACCATTATTTATTTTATTATTTATTGTTTATTATTTATTGTTTATTATTTATTGTTTATTATTTATTGTATGTTAAATTATTATTTTCTGTCATATTAGAAGTCAATTTTTTGTAAATAAATAAAATTACGGATAAGTTGGTTTTCCATTACTACAACGAGAACAGATACACGTCAAATTATTTGGTCCTGAACATTTACCTGTTGCACAATTTTGGATCTGACAACTTGCTATACAGCTAATTCTACCAAAGGCAGGGTGATTAATAATATCACATGATAATGCATCACTCGATCCATTTAACGAACTGAGTAGTAAAAAAACAATTACACAATGTATAAGATTCATGGTTAATTGATAGTGTTTTATTTAATTTATTTTAATTTACATAAATGACAGTAATATAACTAAAACTTCAATTTTATTAAAGCTGATAAATTATTCGGTAAACTCTAAATTATAAACATTAACAACATAATA